TTGACGGTAGCAATCAGGAACGAGGCAGACCACGTTGGCTTGCCGTGAATGGGAACCATGGACTGCATGACAGCCATGACCGAGGCGCCGATGCGCTGGGATAACTCCAACGCGATAATGCAGTTGCCGAGGTTGGCCTCGCCCCGGTAGGCGTCGGGAACAAGGGTGCTGGACGCAAGGGCCTTGGCCATGCGTTGGACGGACACGAACGCGTTCTCCGAAGAGAAGGCGCTCAGGGGTTGTGCTTGCTGTGTTGCGACTTGTAGGTTGCTCATACGTCAGTCAACGTATGGCAAGTGGCGTTAGTTGTCCAGCAATTTCAGAACGAATTTTTTAGATTTGTTCGGGCATTTCGACGAATGCGATCTGCATTCTTGTCGATGAAGTCGGATGCCTGGGCAGGCGGGAGAGCTAGCAGCCGCTCCCTATTCTGCTCGATAAACTTGCGGTAACCCTGACCAACGGCCTGCTGGTAGGTGTATTTCTCTTCGCGGGTCAGTTCTCGACGCGTGCCGTTTTCGTTGACCTTGACCGTAATGGCTGGTGTCGGCATGAAGACGCCGCGACTTGCGAGTGAACCCAGGGTGCTCCACGCAGGATCAACCTCGCGCTCTTTGGCCCACCGACTCCACGGATACCGTTCAACTTTGACTGGCTCGCCTAGCACGTTGAGGATCGGACCTGGCCCGATCTCGCGACGGCCGAACGGCACTTGCTGAAGGAAGTATTCGTAGCCGAGGTTTCCAGCTTCAGTCTTAAAGATCGACGGGTCAGACCAGGCATCGACCTCCTTAAGAATGTTGGGCACCAAAGACCCTGCCAGACGTGAAACGTAGCGCGGGAATGATTTCTCGATGAACTCGTCGGTGTCGTACTTGTAGGCGTTAGCGAAGCCTAGAAGCTCGGTTAGACCAGAGATCGCAGTTGAGTCCTTGACGATGAACATTCCAGCTGCGGCTCCATCTAAGACCTTGTCTACAATATTTTCCTGGGACCACTTATCCGGGGAAAACAGCTGGCGATCGCGAAGCTCACCGATGGTTGCTAGCACTCCACCAAACCCCATCTGGCGATAAGACACATAGGTGTTTCCAAACCGGATGGAATAGGGTTGTCGGCCTTCTGATAGCAGCTGCTTGCGCTTGTTGGGGTCGAGGGACTTAAACGACCCGGTGATGTCCATGTTGCGATCCTCTTCCTTGTCATCGTCACCGAGGAACAGGGCACCAGCAAAGATTCCAAGTGCCGTTCCAAACGTTGCCTTGGCCAATATTAGGTCACGTCGAGACTCAGAAAACTTGAGACCGTAATCACCTTCTGACCTTCCAGGTGCGGATTGATACCACCGATACAGAGCGACTGGTAAAGCAAAGTTAAGGATCTCGTTAGCGGAGTTGGCCGCAAATCGTAGGAAGTTCGTTCCAGACAGGACCTTGTAGAGTGTCTTGCCCTGAGCCGCTTGATCGAGACCACGGTACAGGCTTCCAAGTAACCCCTGGGGTGTTTCGGTAAACGTGGACATCTCGCGAATCTCTTTCGCTGTCAGCAATATTTCGACGGGCAAATTCTCCTGAATGATTTCGCGGGTGCGCTTGTTGACCAGTTCTGGACGGGTGCCTTCAGCGATCGCACGAGCACGGGCCACAGCAACCACCTCTGGCGACGGAGTAAGATACTGGCGGGCAACCTCGGTTCCGTACAATTTACGCAACGCGTATGCCTTGGCGGTTGCGTCAGACATAAGCGCATTTATGTGATCGAGCGCGTTGATGAGGCGACCGACGTATTTCCACTGACTTATTCCCTTAGCAAATAGTTTGCGCGACTCGCCTAGTCCTTCGAGTGCGCTCCCCGGTTGGTCAGGGTTGAAGTTTGCAGACCTAAAAAGCTCACCCTTCCAGAGTATTGGCCAGAAATCTTGGATACCTTCGGCGAGACCCTTGAGTGAAGAGTAGGCTATAAAACCAGCATCCTTCTTGGCCATGGTAGCAAACATGGCTGTGTTGAGGAATCCGTTGAATACGTTTGCCCCGTTGTCTACCTGCGTGCGGAGACCTGATAGCACCGCCGCGTACCAGTAATCACGTAGTGCATCCGAGAATTTGACGCCGCCCTCTCGGGCCATGAGGCGGAACATCTGCTGAATGATCTCGTTGCGGTTGACTCCGCTTTGAGCCTGCGCCTTCTGTGCTAGGTCAGTGATCTTGCGGGCGGTGATTCCGTTAAGCTCAGCGACACCAAACTCCGGCGCCACTGCGTCTCGAAATGCCTGATTCCACAGCAGGAACGTATCAGGGCCGTCTTGAATCGAGAAACTGCCCGGGGTAGCCCTGGCAATGTTGGCGTACTTCAGGATGCGAGGCAGAGAGCGAAAGAGCTTCTCGCGAACATCGGGTTTGACGTTCGGCAGCGGCACCTTCTTCTGGAACTCAGCCCTGAAGATTTGATTCCGCTTCGTTTCCCAAGCGTTGGTCAGGAGGTTAGTGATCTCCGCAATGCCAGCAGGGCTTAGGTTACGCAGACGCGGGTCAGCTAGGATCACCTGAAGCATCTTCTGCCGCACTGAACCTTGAGTGTCCAGAGCCTTAGTAAGGATGTCCTGCCACTTGATCTCGATGGGAGGACCTTCGGGCTCGCCGGGGACCTGCTTGATCTTGCGGAACTCGCGGGCAAACACAGCATCCGCCTTCTTCATGGCCTCGCGAATCTGGTTCACAGCCTCGCGACCTGATTCAGTCAGCCATTTACGCACCTGCTCAGACTCAATCTTGGAAAACGGAATCAACTCATCCTGACGCTTGCGAATCAGGTTGCGATAGATCATCGCCGGCTGAGCCCACCAGAAGCGTTCTTGAGAAAGATTACGAGCAGCCATCGCCTTAGCGGTAACAGCACCAAGCGATTTCTTTGAATCTGCCAGTCGCTTCTCAAGGTTTAACGCTCGCATTGTTTCGACGTCACCCTTGGCTCGGGCGATGTCCAACTGGTTGCGCTGGATGATTTCTCCAAGGATGTATTCCTTGAATGCGTTATCAATGTCTGCGGTGAGAACAAACTGAAAGGCGCGTTCCAGATTGCCTTTGTAGAAATCGACCCACTTTCTTGCCTCGGATGCCCAGTTCTCATCGGTATCCGTGCTAATGTCTCCAAGAAACAAACCGCGAGAAGGAACACGCACATCCGGCGACGGAGGTTGCGGACGCTCAGGCGTGCCAGCAGGAATCTCCTGGTTCGGGAAAGCCTTGATGAACTCCTCGAAGTTATCGGCAGTCTCCGCTTCGTTGCTCAGCTGGACGTGGGACTTGATGTAGTCCATGCCAGCATTACGGGCGGCCACCCAGGACTTGGTAGCCTGGTAGATCCGGAGCGCGATCTTCGAGGCTTGATAAACCACGAAGTTCGACAATCCGGTTATGGCCTCGAATACCTTGCCCTTGGGATCGGTAGCGGCAATGACCTTCTTAAGGATGGCTTCGACCCGGTCGGGGCGTTGATTGCGCTCAGCCTCAGCCTCAGCGGCCCGTTGTTTCCGCAGCTGGACTAGGCGACGGGCTGCTCGCTCTTCGGCATTTCTGAGAGTTTGCGAAGCAGTCGCAGCTGCTTGGCTTGCAGGGCCTGCTCGTTGCGCTCCTCGAAGCTCAGCACTTCGTCGAGCAATCTGCTCAACTTGGTTGCCGTACCCAGCTTCGGCGAGGATGCGTCGATATTCTCCATCGGCAAGAAGCGTAGCGAAATCTGGAGTGCCGGCAATAGCTTCCTCGGTAAGGTCTCCAGCCCTCAGAATCTCAACAGCGTTACGAGTTTCTCCGCGTCGATCCTGAAGTTCGTACAGCGTCTTAGCCCAACTCCATACCGTTTCCTGAACCTCTGCTGGGGTCCATTGGTCGCCGGTTAGCTCGGTGAGATACTCCGCTGTGGCCCTTACCTTTGCCGACATAGCAAGGTAGCCCGTGCCTTTGCCGGGATCTGTGCCGGTAGCGTTCAGACTTCCAGCAAACATGGCCTGATCGACCAGCGCAAAGTTTGCCATCCACGCGTCGTTAGTCACCTCGTTGACTACGCCACGTAGGTTCAACATGAATGAGTTGACCTTAGGCCCGCTTAGAGTGATGGAGGTCGGGTCTTCAGAACTCAGTGCCCGAACCGAGTTGTTGATCCAGGCGTCAAGAACGCTTTGCTCTCCTTTGTTTCCCTGCACTGAACGGCCCATGACTGAGACGATGGCAGCGCGATCGGTTGGGCGGCCGGCAAGGTTCCAATTTTTCCAGACGTTAAGCGCGTTGATCAGGTTGTTTTCAACGCTGGTTTGAGGGCTCAGACCTGCTAGCAATGCAGCAAATCGAGGAGCATCGACTCCAAACACATCGATTAACGCCTCGGCTGATTTTCGATACCAGCCTCGTTTCACTGCTCCACCTAGGGCAGCAGCAGCAAACTCAGAGACAGATGGCAGTTTATCAAACAGGTCAACGAATCTTTTTTTGGTATCCGACCGCAGCTTGCGGCGTTCCTCTGGAATAAGGTGACGAGCCTTCTGCTTGTATCCGCGCAGTTTTCCGTCATCGATGATTTCAGATACGGATCGGCCTAAAACCAAGTCAGTTTCAAACTGCTCGCGCACGGCGTCCAGATTGACACGCGCAGCCTGCTTCTCGTTGAGGTTGGTGCGAATGTATTCGATTGCAGCATCGATTGCTTGAGTGACCGCCTTGCCAGCGCGTAAGGCGTTTTGAGCGGTGATCAGTGCGCCGTTCCAGATGAGTGCCGGGATTCCAAGCACAGCATCGAAAGTTCCGCCGGTATCAATTTTGAGGTTTTCCAGCTTGGAGATTATTTGGGCTACCTTACTGATTGGGGCAGGTTTCGGAGCCACCTTTTCAGCCCCCGCCTCCTCAGCCAGCTCCTGTTCCCGCTCTTGAATGGCCGTATCCCGGGCCTCCTCAACGCGTTCTAGCAGCTGCCCGACCAACTCATCTACCTCAGTATCGCGGCCTTCATCATCCAACTCAGAATCATCAATGATGCCGGCCTTCTCCAGCTTACGCGCCATGGCTTTAACCTGGCTCTTTTTCATGTCGGAGCCTTCATCCTCCAACTTCTGCTTGGCTTGGCCAATGGGGCCGGCGTCGATATCCTGCTCAGCTTGAGCTAGGCGAGCTTCCTCGGCGGCCTCCAGTTCGGCTTCGGTGGGTTCGGCGACTACAGGTTCGGCAGGTGTAGGTGCTAGCTTCTTCTCTAATTCCTGAAGCCGCTCTTCAGTGAGGCGACCCAAACGGCCGCGCTGCTGCTTGGAGATACGAAGCTCGTTGAGTTCAACTTCCTCCGAGATTGCAGGTGCAGGCGCAATACGAACGCCACGTTTTGCCGCCCGCATTTCAGCCTGCTTTTCCGCGACCGATTTACTGACTGCTGGCGCCATGTATCCCTGCGGCACAGACTGAGGGTACTGCTTACGAAGAAATTCAATCCGCGCTTCCGGCAGTCGATTCAGCGTTTCGACCTTTAGTTGCTTTCCAGACTCAGCAGCATTCCGAATCGCCTGCCAATGTTCGAGATTCGAGTCTTCACGTGAAAACTGTTCGCGTACCTCGGCTTGGGTAGCTTTGTTGTCCCGGGCAATTTCTTTGACCCGTGCGTCGTAGTATTGCTGCTCGGTGAGTTCATCATCGGGCTTAGGACCAATAGGAGCGGGCTTAGGCGCAGGCCTCGGCGTTTCGCCAGCCACAGCCTCCTGCTTGTCGCGCAGGATAAACCCTTCGTCTGAAGGATATCCTGTAACCTGCGATTTCTCTTGCAGCAGAAATTGGTCGGTTTCCTGAAGTCCTCCAAAGCGGGTGCGGAGAACCAACCTCTGTCCTGGGGCCAGCTTTTTGATCTCATACAACCCTTTGCCGACAGCTGTGGCCTTGGCCTTGAGCTTCCGGAGTAGGCTATTTATTCGTGCTGGAGTATACTCGGGCGCGGGAGCGGGAGTAGGCGCTACTGGAGTGGGGGCAGGAGTTACCGGGGCCGCAACCGGCGCCGACACTGGAGTCGCCGTAGCCTTCACCTCCGGCATTGTAATCGTCACCGAAGGCACAGTCAGTACCGCCGGCTTCTGTGAAGTTCCGCCCTTTGTCTGCCTTGATAGCTGTTTGATTTGGGCGCGAACTTGAAGGCCGTGTTTACGCACTTCCTCTGGGGTCATTCCAGATGCCTCGACAGCCCAGTTCAAGTAATCCGCGTCGTTCTTAGACGGTTTTGCCTGCGTCACAATGTACGCAGCTAGATCAAAATCGCTGTCAAATGTCGGAACGTAGGTATCTAGCGCGAAGCTGTAGCGCGGCTTGGCACCGGCAAGATTCTTAGGGAGTTTCGTGGATGTGGTGACCTGCGGCGCGGACGTAACCGGAACAGGCGCGGGAGTCCGAACCACCGGAGTGACGGTTTTCGCGACAGGTGTCACCACCGCCTTAACCCCACCCAATCGGGCGCGGTAATCTGCAAGAGTGATAGCACCCTCTTCGCTTAGCATTCCTTCATCTTCGGCCGTGATTAGCTGATCGAGTTCATCCTGCTCGTCGGGAGCTAGGCCGGTTTCGGGATCGACAGTTGCGGCGGGGGCGGGAGTGGGCGCGGGGGTGGGAGTTACAACAGGAGTTACAACAGAAGTTACAACAGGAGTTACAACAGCCTGCGGCTGTGCAGGCACAGGTGTAACTTTCGGGACGGGCTCAGTAACCACCTCCTCTTGACCCGGTAATCCAGCTTCCTGAGACGTCCGCAGAACATCTTCAGCTGTGATCTCGGGCTCGCCCTCCTGCTGCGTATCTTCCAACCCTGCCACAGTGGCGCTAGCACGCGGCAACGGGTTTGTCGGATCGCCTCCAAGTGCTTCGTTTGCAGCACCAGCTAACTTGGCATCACGACTCGAACCAGCAAGACCGCCAACAACACCTCCAGATATAGAACCAACGAAGCCCGCTCGTGCAACACCATCAAACAATCCGCGTTCTGGATCATACACCACACCAGCGGCAATGTTGCCTCCAAGCTGCTCAGCCGATTCTTGGACAAACTCAGTAGCCGTGGCCTCAACAGCACCACGAACACGTTCAGCGCCTGTGACTCCAAGAAACTTCCTTTCAAATTTCGCAGACTTGGGGACCAGCCTTTCGGCCAGCCGAGTTCCAAGTCCTCCGATCCGTCCGGTGGTAAGGCGTTGAACAACTTTAGGGCCTGCGCCCAATACCCCCTCGGTAATAGCGCCGATGGGGGCGGCTGTGATGAAGGCTTGAGCTTTCATCTGCTCGCGGCGATCTTGAAGGTCCGCAGCGACATCGTACTGCCGGTTTGCCATCGCCTCGGCAATGCGACGATTTATTGTAGTATCAGCCTCTTCTAATGCAGATTCACCTGCCTGAAGGCCGTATGCAATACCTCCGCTAATAGGGGCAGCCGGACCAGCAATTAACGCAAATGGAAGCGTAGATACCGTGCTTCCGATGCCACCTAAAACCTCAGCAGGCAGGGACTCTCGCACGCCGGGTAGGCCAGGGTAGGTTTCTTTTCCAAACTCCCGAATGGCTTGACCACCCGTGAAGATTGGGCTTTTGGCAACTGAACTCCTTTGCTCCTCAAGCGATGTTTCAGTGAACGGATCGCCGGCCTCAAAGATTCTGGCAAAGGCTTTCGCGGTAAGACCAAGCCCCTCGATCGCCCCACGCGGTAACTCAGACAGCGTGTTGAGCGCAGTTTCGACCGTGTCGTACTCACCAGCCCGGTACTTTGCGGCCTCTTCCGATTCCGTCTCAGCTGCTAGCTCTTCCTGCCGCTGACTAAGAAGTCCTTGTCGGATCGCCTGGTAATTCTCACGAACGTAGGACTGAGCCTGCTCATCCGTAATGTCATCCGGGAACGCTAACCGGCCTAGTTCGCGTCCAAAGTCGATCTCGATTGCCATAGTAAATTAAAGTTCCACGGGCTCACGACCACGCGGCATTCGCAGGATTGCGTCAAATTGCTCCTGAGACAACCCCAATGGAAGGGAGTTCGTTCCGACGCCCGCCTCATTGAGTGATCGACGCAGTTGAAGTCCGAGAACTGTGGGGTCGATGCCGTTGGCCTGAGCCTCAAGCATGGCTTGGCGAAGCTCATCTAAATCAAGCCCTGAAAGCGACTCACTTGACATCGAGCTGGCTGGCGCAAGCGAATCAACCGGAAGCCTTACTTGAGGTGGTGTGTTGGTTGTAGCTACTGGAGCGTTGGTGCCGCGTCCGATGCGGGGGAGATTTGGGATTGATCGATAGTCTGTGACTCGGTTGGGCGAGATTAAAGGAACGCGATTAGTGCCCTGTTTTATGCCAGCCGCCGAGTCAGGCATCGTTTCGGATTCTGCTTTTGATTCCTTTAGAATTTGCTCCCGGTTTTTGCGCTCAAGTTCTAGGTCTTTTTTGATTTCAGCTGCGCTATAGCCCCAGGAAAAATTTTTATCCGGAACAACTTTGACCGTGCCGTCAGGAAGACGTTCGAGATTGAAATCTTCGTTCTTGCCTAGGCGTAGCTTCTTCAAAGTCTTATACGCTTCATCAATGTCAGCATACGGGTCTTGCTCACCTTCTGGTGAGGCCAAGCGTTTGGTTAGCAACTCGCGAGCAGTTTCGGGCGAAACAGGCAAACTGTATTCAACGCCACTAGGGTCGGTGAATTTCATGGTCCCTGCCTTCTCGGTCTTCTTTAAAGCAGCCGCCGGAGCCCTGTACTGCTGGCCACCGATTGTGACGATTTGCCCACCGCCAGACGGCGCACCAGCACCCATAGGCGCCTCAGTTAAAGGCTCTCCACCTCCGTCGAAAATGTCAGGAGAAAATCCCTCGATCTGGTTTTCCACATCTACGGGGAGCTGCCGCCCCGATTGACCAAACGGGATAAACCCCCTCCGAATCAATGCCACGTTCTCGGCTCTTTTGTCGGCCATCGCTCGCGCTGTACCTCGTAGGCGTCCAGCTTGGTATGCTGGGCTTCCGATAACTTCCGGAGATAACGGAGGCTGAGTTCCGTACATAGCATAAAGTTCCCCCTCCGCGCCTGCTAGCGTATCGGATTGAAGACGGCGATCGCGCTTCAAAGCAGATCCTGCGTAGTCGGGTAAACCTTGAGGATTCAAAATCAAATCCTGACCAAACTGGCTGGCTGCCGCATCAAGCCGCGCTTGAATACGTTCTTTCAACGCAGCCTCTCGGTCAGCGCCCATTTGGGTGTAATACTGTTCCCGCACCCGCGTATCTTCAGCACGTTGCGCTGCTGCTTCCTCCCTATACTGCCGCTGATTCGCCAGCTGCACGCCTTGGAGGTACGACTGCCCGATATTTTCGAGTCCTGAAAAGGGGTTTGCCATAAGATTAGATCGTTTTCGGCATGATGCTCTGTTGGGTTTGAACGAGCCCGCTGCTTCCAGGGCTTGCGGCACCTCCCATTTGTCCTAACGCACCGAATCCAACGCTGGTCAATCCGGACCCTAGCGATCCGAGGTACTGGCTGCCAACCCCGCCTGCGCTTGCCATATTGTACGACCCAAGCAAAGCGGCTTGTTTTTTGGCACGCTCTTCGGCCCTTAGGTTTGCAATCATCTGAGGCGTGAACTCGTAATTCGCCAAAGGAGACAGCGGCGTGGTTCCTAGAATGTTTGAAAACTGTTGATTTCCCTCCCGCTGAAGATCCAGTGAAGTCCTGCCTAGGTCTCGTGCCGTTAGGTTGCGAGCCGCTTGGCTTCCAGCGTAACCGCCAGTTAGAGCCTTTGAGGCGGTATTACGTTGAATTTGAGCAGCAAGATCAGGCGGCAGCTCCCCACGAAGCAATGACATCGCGTTCTGGGTGCGCTGAGCTTGGCCCTCCTGATAGCCGGGAATCTGGAGGCCAAGAGACTCAAGAAGCTGCGCTCGGTTGAAGGCGTTTCGTTGAGCTTCAAGCTCTCTGGTTTGAGGCGCCAGTTTCCCTGCCTCTCCCACTGCTGAGCCGACGTCGAGGCCAGGCATATTCGCGACGCCGCGAGCGCCAGCGCGATCCTTGCTAGCTTGATTGGCTCCGACTGCTGCGCCGATGCCTCCGACGGCAGCTCCGGCTCCGATTCCTATAACTGCTGTGGCTACGAATGACATAGTAAGTATTGGTTTTGACCCACGTAAGTGAGGTCGTTCAAAAGCTCTTCGTGATCCGTCTTGTTATCCAGATTAAGGTGAACCGTGGTCCAAGAAGTGTCTTCGTGGATTAACAGCACACGGCGGGTTCCCGGCTTGGTGATGCCCGAATACGGCGCCGTGTAGGTCACCATACCCTCGTTCTCGCTAACCACCGTGACCCTGCCTTTGGTGATGAAGAACGGATTGTCGAACTTATGGATGCGGCTGGTGACAACACATCCAGCCGGCATGAAGATTTCACGCACGTACATTCCCTCTGGGAACGTGTGCTTCAGCGGGCACTCCTGCTGGGGAATATTCGCCACGAACGCTTCCCACCTGTCTAGACGATCATCGAACGTGACGGTCTCGTCCGTCAGGATGTCGAGCCACGTAACAGGTTGAACGGCTACTGGAAGCTCCTCAGTCATCAGATGAATCCACCGAACCGAAATTGAATCTTCGCGGACCCGAACGGCTGCACGTTAATCACGCTGCGCTCATTGGGGCTGTACGCCTCCAGCTCATTCCGAAGCGACCGCAGTGCTAGCTGGATCTCGCGCTCAGCCTCGGTGTACTGATTCCGGTCTTCCTTCTGGATCGCCTTCATCATGTGCTTGATCGCCTGGAGGTTCCCGATAAACAGCCAGTCTGAATCAACGATCGCCGGTATGAAGTCCAGACGAACGATCGCTTCCACGACCGTGTTGGTGCAAGTCTCGTCTGCTGGCACGCAGCCGTCTCCGTTGTCGATGCAGCAGTTGTCCTGGGTGGTGCTGCACGAATTAGCCCCACCGCACACCTCGGGCATCCCGATAAGGTAGGTGCGACGGTACTCAGGGTTCTGCTCGCTCGGGCCCCAGACTGCGACCTGGGTTAGTAGAAGGGTTGTCGGGTTGTACGCCAGAATCGTCAGGCTTCCTTGAGTCAACGGCTTCTGGGCGCCAGTCAGACCCGGCTGCTTGAAGAGGTTGGTTGTCTGGACGTAGGCCGTGATGGATGGGTTTGGAAGCGTGACGTACTCGCCCCAGACGTATTCTCCGCTGACCGAGTCCAACGTGCGGATTGGGATTCCATTCGGATCAAGCCCCTGCAAGAGAACACGCTTACCAACGTCGGCTGACAGCTGGGGGGTCACCCTGATGTAGCAGTTGCCAACCGAGTCGCGAAACTGCGTCACCATGCCGCGATCCAGCAACTGGTCTTGCTCGCATCCTTCACGGCCACATCCGGTGCGCGGTGCCCGGGTGTCCGTCTGGAACTCGTACCACTGGTTCTGGATGGGAATGTTGTAGCCGCAGAGGTTCATCGCCTCGATCGTCTTAACCTCCCGAGGCCAGGTGATGCAGCCGGCGGTGACGCAGACGCGCAGCTTCTTGTACGTGCCCCACCACTTGCCCATGTCCGCCAAACGAGCCTGAGCCTCGTTGAGCAGCTGGACGAAACGCTCGTCGCAGGTGGCCAGACCGACTGCCTGCGGGATCGTGGAGTTCTTGGCTTGGGCGAGGGTTTTTCTCATGTTATCGGATGGCGCGGGCCATGACTTTCCAAGAGGCTTCGGTAATGGCAGCAGGCACTCCGGTATCTTTGCGGTTGACCCAGATTGCGAACCCGCCGTTGTTTCGGACAAAACCGATGACGCTGGCGTTTGAGAATGGTGTCATGGAAATACCGTAGTTGGTCGGATAGGCCAGTGATTTTGCCGAAATGTAATCATCCAGCGCATAACCAACGTCCGCAGTAGTGCAGATGATTCCGATGTCCCAAGTCAACGGGTCTACTCCGAGGCCGTGGAAAAAAGTAACCGCAAATCCAGAAGCCGGAATCGACTGATAGCTTGCAACCGGCGTAATATACCCCGACTCCCAAACCGTTGCCGGAGTCGCGTTTGTCCGCAGGAACTGGCGATTGATTCCAGGAGAGAAATTTACTGGACCGACGTTAAACCCAGGATTCAGCAGCTGGAAACGAGTGCCATCGTACACGACAACGCACATCTGACCGCTCACCATATCTCCTGCGACCAATGGAGCGGTGCCAAACTTCGTGATCGCTTTAACTCCGCGTGCATCAACATCAACGGTGGTCGCGCCTGTGTTTGAAAGGTTTGCAACGAAGGCATAGCAGACTCCGGTTCGGTATGCCTGAATTGCGTTCGGCGAGACCGGACTCAGCGTGATTGTGTAGGCGTTGGCAACGCCGGCTCCGACGCCATACGTAAACTGCGTCTGAACACGAGCCCATCCGCCCGACGTCGTGTTGTACTTCAGGACCTCGACCGGATTCTGGTTGGAGTCCAATCGTAGCCAGTACAGCGAAAGATCAAATGGTGCAACTGCGCCTGCCGACCACTCTGGTGGCGCCGAATACTGGGCGATTATCGCTGCCGCGTAGGCGTCCAAACGATCCTGCTCGGATGCGTAGCAGGCGGGCGGAGGGAGTGTGCCGGCAGTTAGGTTGATTTCAGGCATGGCTAGATGCGGTAAAGGTAGTCGTTTGGCTTACAAGGGCCTGGGTCGCATTCAAGCGCCAAACAAGCCTCCGGACAATCGAAATAGAAGAATTGGTTCAGCGGCGCAACGCATCCCGATGATCTTCCGCTGATGAAAAATGTCGCGAATCTGCCGCCGTTGTTGATCACCAGCGGGTCTCCGCTCAAGCGGCGCACCGTGTTGCATCCAATCTGGATGTTCTCGACGTACCTCAGGAAGTTCCCGGTTGATGATGTGAACGCGACGTTGGGACCAGGACTCGCGCAGGTAAACGTCGTCAGCGTAGGAATCCCAGTCACGATCACCTCGTCGTTGAACGAAACATCGCTGAGCCCCTCAACGGTGGCGTGGTATCCAACGAGCATCTGGTGCGCTTTGTTCGTCGTGTACGTGGCCACCCCTGCGGTGCGCTGAAATCCGATGGGTTGGATTTCCCAAGGGAAGTCTACGGGACTGTCGATTCCCAGAAGCCCACCAGTGGTGCTTTCGTTTACGCCTGGATTTAAAACGGTGAAAGTCGTGGTAGTCGGAGTGGCTATAACCGTGAATTTTCCAATGAAGCTGCCGATGACGGTTTTCAGAACCGTGACCTTAAAGCCAGGTTGAAGCTCGTGCGCTGAAGCTGTTGTGAACGTCGTTACTCCGGCGAGGCGCGTCGCTGTGGTAATCGGAATCTGATAATCCGTTGGATAGTAAAAAATAGACTTATCAACGTCGTGGTTATTAATCAGAAATGGAGCGTTGATTGGCGGATAAGCTGGCTGGTAATACCATGAATCAGGTCCAGACAACAGGACATCGTTGTTTTCAATTACCATGTTCTTATGCGCCGCTGTAAACGGGGAATAAAACTGGGCGTTATTTAGTGCGTAATAATCTACAGTTTGCAGCGCAATAAACGAACTAACATTCAACGCTTCATTGTGGTGAAGATGGGTTCCTTTATGGAAAAACGAATCAACGTAAAAACAAGTTCCAATGTACCCGTTGAAATTGTTGTATCTTACCTCTGCATCAACTGTTTCCCTCACCGTCACTGCGTGTAGCGGGCTTTGAGCATCCGGTCTATTCGGTCCAGATATAAATTTGTTTTCTTCTACGACACAATCCGATGCAAAGATGCGCCGGCTGCGAAGCATCATTACTGTGCCATCTCGGTACAGGCCAGGGAGGACGTTTGGGTTAGCGTTTGCAGCTGTAAATTTATACTGATCTGGTATGGTAAGAACGGTGTATGTGCCGTTGAATGTCGCGTCTGAAAAACCGCTTACCACCACTACATCACCCACCCTCAACGTGTGCTTCATCACGCAGGTGTATGTAGCAATTCCGGCCGATCTTGATATGATATTAATCGGATCTACTATTGATGAATATCCGCCAACCACAACCTCCGTAACAGCCTCTGCGTTTCCAACGTAAAGTGTTCCTTGAACCGAGTTGCTGCCTTCGTATCCGAACTTATTTCTTAGAACTTTGGCTCCTGGCGTTCCATCCTCCACCGTCATTGGGAGGAATGTTTTGACCACAAATGATTCTTGGTTCAACGTCCCGTTCCCAAAATCGTAGAACTCGCAATCTTGAATCAGTGCGTTTTCTCCTGTGTGGTTAATGCCAGCAATAGTGTAGACCGAGTTTGCGCCAGCGTTTACTTGCGGTGTTAGGAGGACATCTGGAGCGGACCATGCGCGGCCGTTTTGGAGCAGGTCAACGGTGCCTACGTCTGGAATTGGTCCAATGTTGGTTCCAGGGTTAGCGCAAGTAAACTGAGTTGGCGTTGGGTATCCATTGACCACAAATGTCCCGTTAAACGACGCATCGGAAAGACCTTGAATCAGAACGTTCTCGCCGCCCACGAAACCGTGCGGAGTTCCAGTATCGTAAATTGCATTTCCAGCTAACCTTTCAAACCCATTGATTTGAACAGTCGTCGTAGGTCCAACATTAACACACAACACCTCGTTGATTGAAGGAAATGATACAACTATAAATGTTCCATTTAGCGTTGCATTGGAAAATCCAGCGACAGTAAATGAATTTCCAATAGTGAACGGGAAATACCAATTAGGATGGCGAGTGTAAGTTGCCTGATTGACTGCATTTCGTTTTGCTTGAATCAATACAACGCCAACGTCGCGTTGAAACGAGAATTGAGTTATATTCTGAACTTGACCATAACCCACAAACGTAGCATCAACTCCTGTTCCGGTGGTTATTACATTACTAATGTATTGCTGATATATTCCTACGTTTGTATACAACGGAGGAATTGGAGGGACGTATACAGGAGGTGCCTGTGATGAAAACTGAGTTGTTAAACCATACGGATGAACAAATGCAATAGGTATTGCAGAGTTGTAGGTATTTATTCCGTTAGTTCTTTGAACCGATACTATTTTAACATCAGCAACGGAATTGTTTCTGTAATTTCCATCTATTGTAAGACCTTGTATTAAAGTATTTTTGCAATTTGTTGCATCTGCTGGGTTTCCGATTATGCTTCCAGGAGCGCCTACGACTCCAGATCCTGTAGCGGTCCCGATAGTCTTAATCATCTGGGCGCTCAACCCATACAAATCAAATATCTTTGTCGATGTATGATCTGCAAACTTAAGGATTGTTTTGCCGGAGCCCTGACCAGTGATCTCGATGTTGTTAATCGCAGCGCCGTATCCAAGCAGAATTGAGGATGTAAATCCTCCACCAACAAGGTTTATCCATCCATCTTCAGTGACCAATCCGGAGTTTGGTCCAGGAACCGTTGCTGTAAACGTAGTTGAGCTTGGGGTTGCATCGACGCGAAAGCCATAATAAGTCGCAGGATTTCCGACATCAGGTCCGTTGAACGTAGGGTCCGTAAACCCGTACAGGGTGATCTTCTCTCCGACAACCAGTCCGTGCGGTGTTGCTGTTGTAAATGTAGCTACGTTGCTGAATCGAAAGCGACTCGTAATCTTCGCTCCCGGGCTCGATCCAAGCAGAAACGTGCCAACCGGAAAATGACACTTTCCAGTGAGATTCAAGCATTCGCTGATCGCCCATGCGCTGTTTCTAAGTCCGCAGGGATCGGCGCCGTAATCGACTGGATTGTATGATGGCATACTATTCGGAGAGTAGCGGACACGCGACGCGGCTGAGATCGCCGTAAATATCCTCCTGAAGGCGTTGAGCAACCATCGCCACACGCTTGAGGCGGAAGCGGCCGGTGTTGACGTATCGAAGCTGGAACTCATAACCATCGCGGGTAAATCCCCCGGTCTGCACGTCGCACTTGTCCGGAGGCTGGGGTAGGGCAATGCGCGATCTTGCGGGAGGCTGGTAGTATTTGACCTCCTGGCAGTTGATCACCGCAGGAGGGCAGGAAATCTCGCCTGGTTCGCAGTTGCGGTACTTCGCGCAGTCCTTGATTTCGGCCCACGGTTGCCAGCACTCGCCCTCGTTAGCCTTGAAATAGACCTTGGCTTCGATGTCACCCATCACTTGGTCGTACCATTGCTCGGCGCTGACAAGGCGCTTCTTGTTTGTGGGTTCACCAAACGTGATTGACCGGGTCTCAATGGTCCATTCGATCGGTACATCATCGTAACCATCGAAGTCAAACTGGCCGTTCTTCGTGATTTCAAAGAGCCCGATGTTGTCCTGATTCAACCCAAAAACGAAGCAACGATCCTGTTTCTGGATTCGGATGGTGAGCATCTGGAGTACATCCACTCCAGTCCATACGCCCTCCCATGCCGGCGGCAGCTTCCGGCCCATTCCGGAGACCAGATCAAAGTCCAGCACTACGACCCCTCGGTGAACCGTGCCTCTACCGTTGACCTTCTGAGGCTGAATGGTCATCAGCAGCCGGTTGTCGAAATTAACGGAGCTAGCAGCTTTAAGGTAAAACTCCGTGTCGTAAGCTATCGCACGAGTAACCTGCCGGCTGATCGGTGTATTTCCAAACTCAGAGAAGTCGCGCCTGGCATAGATCAACGATCGGATGCCGTCCTGAGCGCGGAAGAATAGATCGCCGTTTACCGGCACGATGGATTCGTGGTTGAACGATCCGAAGTTCAGGAGCGCAAATCGTTGGATTGGATAATTGAGATCCTTCCAAACATCCCGGTCCACAGGCGCGTTAAACGCGTAAGTGGCGGTCGGGGTAAACACCAGCAGGTCTCCGTCGCCAAGGGACGTGTCCAGGTTGGCCGCGAATGCCAGCCCCGTGATCGGGCCGTTTGAGACCGCAAAGGCACCGCCTTCATTGATGAATGTGTTCTCGGTGAATCGAATCACGCTGTCCCGGCCGTAAGCAGGATCGCCGTAGACCAAGTCTCCACCGTAGTATTCCGATCCATTTGCGACCCAGAGGCGTCCTTTTCCGTAAGCCATCGGTCCACCAACTGGAACTTCCTCACCTGTTGCTCTCCTCAAAGTAGAGCCGTTGTATAAGTAAGGCTGATTTTGAACATCCTGAATAATCAACCAGTCCTCTGCCTGCTGAAAGTAAACGTGATCCGCGCTTGGGTTGTTAGTGGCAAGCTGATAGCCGAAAAAGGCTGGCCCCAAGAACGGCCCAGCATCGGTTCCTGGAGAAAATGTGGTGAAAGTCGTTAAAGTCGGAACGGTTTGAACGACAAAGTCTCCAAAGAATCCAGCTGGAGCTGTAGCTCCTGGAACCTCTGGTAACCGGACAACCATGCCGGCAGAAAGCCCATGAGGCGCACCAGTTATGTAGGTCGCGACATTGGAAGTGCGACTTCGGGTAAAAACGAAAAACTGCGAGGCGATTGGGGTAAGGTCGTTTACCTTGAATCCGTCGTTAATGTCGATCTGGAAGACTTTGCCTCCGATCGACGCAAAAATGTAAGGGTCTCCGTTATCAGAAACGTATGTTCCGCACCCCTGGAACAGCCCCTCCTTGAATGCTAATTCCACCGCAGCGTTGTAGTAGCCGCCGTTGTAGAGAACGGTTGGATCGGCAAACTTCAGCAGTTTGGTCCAAATCCCAGGTCGCGCTTTAGGGAATCCTCCGCGCACCGTCGTGTTCACCGCCCATGCTAGCTGGTTCGGTTGAATGAGTGAGGGCGAAAAACCGCTATCCACCCCACCTTCAGCGGTGAGGAGGCCATCTACTATGCGATTTTTTTCTGCGACCATGACGCTTGAACGTATTGAAAGGCCGCAGCAGCATTCCCGCAAGATGAATGAAAGCCCAGATTACCTGTCTATACCGTGGCGTACAAAAGACCGCTTTCTCATCGAAGCCGAAATGGTTCGTCGCGGCGGATACATAATGTCCGGTGGCGTCAAGTACGGATGCGGGAAATATCATCACTTCAAAGCGGCCATGACGGCGCTTTGGCCTCACTTCGATTGGCACATCTGGTCTGACCTGCTGATTAAGACTTTCGCGGAAAATCAAGAGGTTGGAATCATGGGCCCAGGATCATCTGGCAAGACCTACACCTCCGCAGCTTTTGGGCTCTGCACGTTCTACATCTACCCGACTGGCACCTCAATCATCATGTCTTCAACGACGCGTGAGGGTCTCCAGCTGCGAATCTGGGGCTCTATCAAGGAGTTGCACAATAAGGCCAAGGCCCGCCGGGAATGGCTTCCTGGGCGCGTTATCGAGAGCCGGTTTATCCTGACCAGTTCTGACCAAGACGCCGAGGCGCAGGACTTCCGCGACGGAATCATCGGCGTAGCGTGCAAGGTCGGCGGTACGTTCGTTGGTCTTTCAAACTACGTTGGACTCAAGAACGACCGAGTGATGCTAATCGCAGATGAGGCGTCTCTGATGAGCCGGGGATTCCTCGATTCAGTCGCCAACCTTCGCAAGAATCCTGAGTTCAAGCTGATCGCGATGGGGAATCCCAAGGATCGCAACGACGCGCTTGGGGTAGTCTGCGAGCCGCACTCTACGATGGGCGGCTGGGAAGGCATTGAATACCTTGAGCAGACACGCACCTGGAGAACGCGGGCTCCAGGAGGGGTGGCTGTCCAGCTGTGCGGGTACGACACGCCGAACGCGAAGTTCCCGAAAGGCACCAATCCGTACCGAGGCATCATCACGCCAGAGCAGATTCAGGCGGACTTGGATTACTACGGCCGAGACTCGTTGCAGTTCTCGATGATGAACCTCGGGCTGCTGCCCCGAGACGGCGGTACGCGGCGTGTGGTCACGATGTCGCTGTGCGAGCAGAACCAGGCGTTCGATGAAATTGTTTGGCAGGGCGCCGACAAGATCACACGAATCATCGGGATCGACGCGGCGTACTCAGGCATCGGTGGTGACCGATGCGTTATGATCGACCTTCAGTACGGC